ACAAGTAGCATCTCAATCAAGTTTTTATTATACAACTGCTGGAGGTTCTGGAGCACTTCAAACACCAATCGGTGCTGGACTCACAGCAACCACACAAACTAATCAATTCCAACCAACGGGAGGTGGAAGTGGTGCTGGTTCTACAGCATCTGCAGGAGGTTCTGGTGGTGCTATTAATGTTTATGGAATCTCAACATCGGCATCTGGTGGAAATAATACAGGAACCAATGGTACAAATGCCGTTGTAATCTCTGGACTTCCTTATGGTTCTGGTGGAGGTGGTGGAGGAGCAAGTGTTTCAATAGCAGCAACTGGTGGTAATGGTGCTCGTGGAGGTGGTGGAGGTGGTGGTGCTTCGATTGGTTCTACATTTAGTAATGGTGGTAATGGTGGTGATGGTTATGTGAAAATATCGTGGTGGTAATAAATACCCTTAAGGAAGGTAGAAGTAAATGGCAACGTTAGACAGCAATAAGGTTATTGATGTTAGTGTAGTATCTAATACGACTGATGCTGTAAATCGACAATATATTGATGATAATGCAATTCCAAGTACGACAGGAAATTCTGGAAAGTTTTTGGCAGTTTATCCTGGTGCTGCTTATTGGATTTCAAGAACTTCTGGTTTTGGTAGTAATACTATTAATGCACTCAACTTTGGAAACAATACTTATGTTGCTGGTGCTCTTAATGGAGTCTTAAACACCTCAACAGACACAATTCATTGGACTTTAAGGACTGCTAGTTTTGGTACTAATGATATTAATGCTCTTACTTATGCCAATAACACTTATGTTGCTGGTGGTGATAGTGGAAAATTAAATACCTCAACAGACGCAATCACTTGGGAATTAAGAACTTCTGAAGTAACATTCATTCAACTTAATGCTCTTATCTATGAAACTTTTTATGTTGTTGCTGGTGATGGTGGAGAGTTAAGAACCTCAACAAATGCAATTCAATGGACTGCAAGAACTGGTGGTGTTGCTATTTCATTTACTGAAATTTTATATAATAATTCTATTTACTTAATTGTGGGAAGTAGTGGAGGGGCAATTACCTCAACAAACGCAATTACTTGGACCTTAAGAACTTTTGGTTTTGGTGGTAATAGTATTAATGACCTTACTTTTGGCAACAATACTTATGTTGCCGGTGGTGCTAGTGGAATATTAAATACCTCAACAAACGCAATTACTTGGACACTAAGAACTTCTGGTTTTGGTAGTAATAATATTGATGCTCTTACTTTTGCAAACAATACTTATGTTGCTGGTGGTCTTTCTGGAATATTAAAAACTTCAACAGACGCAATCACCTGGACTTCAAGAACTTCTGGTACTGGTAATCAAATTATAAATCTTACTTTTGGAAATAATCTTTATATTTTTTCGCAGGGATCATCAATTTCAACCTCCCAAGCAACTCAAAAAATCTGGGAACCAATAAATGTTACAACAACCACACTACAAGACCCAGTAACATACAAAGGTTCTCAAGAATTCACAGCAACAGGAGCACAAACATTCTTTATTCCTCCAACAGCAACACAGTTTTATATTGAAGCAATCGGTGGTGGTGGTGGTGGAGCATCAGGAAGACCAACGGGAACATTAGGTTCTGGTGGTGGAGGTGGTTCTGGTGTTTATAATGCCTGGTTGATTCGTCGTGGGGAACTTGGAAGTGCTACACAGATGACTGTGACTGTTGGTGCTGGTGGTCGTGGTGGAAACAATCGTGGTATGAGTACCAGTACTGATGGTATTAATTGGTTTCACGTTCAAAGTGGTTCTGGTTTTGGTACTAATTCTATTTCATCTCGTGCTTTGATTTATGATGGAGGACTTTATGTTGCTGGTGGTGCTAGTGGAACTTTAAGTACTTCTCCCGACGCAATTACTTGGATTTTAAGAACTTCTAGTTTTGGTTCCACTACTATTGACAGTATTGGATATGGAAACAATGTTTATCTTGTTGGTGGTGCTAGTGGAATCTTAAATACCTCAACAGATGCAATTCGTTGGACTTTAAGAACTTCTGGTACTACTAATCAACTTCGTAAATTAGTTTATATATCAGGACAACCAAGTCCTTATCTTGTTGGTGGTGCTAATGGAACATTAAATGTATCAACAAATGCAATTGCTTGGACTTTAAGAACTGTTAGTTTTGATACTAATGTAGTTCTTGGTTTAGTTTATACAACTTTTTATATTGCTGGTGGTGGTAGTGGAAGATTAAATACTTCAACAGATGGAATTCGTTGGACTTTAAGAACTGCTGGTTTTGGCGCTGGTGTTAATATTACTGAACTAACTTATGGAAATAATTTGTATGTATATGTTACGGATGGTACTGGAAGTAGAATATTTTCTTCAACAGATGCAATTGTTTGGCAGGCAAGAACTGCTGGGATTGTAAATGGGAACTTTAACGTTGTTGATTATGCAAACAATACTTATGTTGCTGGTGGTGATAGTGGTGTTCTCATATCATCCACAGACGCAATCACTTGGACTTTAAGAACTTCACTTTTTCAAGCACAAAACATTCGTGCTCTCACCTATGGAACCACCTTTGTTGCTGGTGGTGCTTCTTCTGGTGGTGGTTCTTCTGGTGCTTCTACAACTGTCACTTGGACTGGAAACACTCCAACGGGCACTGCGACTTACACATTAACTTCTGCGAATGGAACTGGTGCAAGTGATACGGGAACTACAGCAGGAACTGCAGGTGCCGCAGCAGCAGCAACACTCAATCCTCTTTTAACTTCTGTTGGTCTTGCTGGTGGTACTGGACTTTCTGCTGGTTATGGTTCAAACAGCACAACACAAGCAAATAGAAATCAAGTAACTGGTGGTGGAAGTGGAGCATATAATACTAGCACTGGTGGAAATAGTACTACTTATTGGTATGGAAATACTTATATTGCAAGTGGTGGAGATACGACTGGTGGTAATGGATTGAGTGGTGTGGATGGAACTTATACTGGTTCTTATGGTTCTGGTGGAGGTGGTGGAGGTGCTTTGAGTGAAGGAGTTACGAGTTGGTATTTAAGAACTTCTGGTACTACGAATCAATTTAATGCCCTTACTTTTGCAAACAATACTTATGTTGCTGGTGCTGATAGTGGAAGATTAAATACCTCAACAGATGCAATTGCTTGGACTTTAAGAACTTCTGGTTTTGGTGCTGCTCCAATTTGGGCACTCACTTTTGGAAATAATACTTATCTTTCTGGTGGTGATACTGGAAGATTATTTACCTCAACTGATGCGATTGCTTGGACTAGAAGAACTTCTGCTGGTTTTTCTTCTAGTGCTATTCAAGCACTCACCTTTGGAAACAATACCTATGTTACTGGTGATAGTTTTGGGAGAGTGAATACTTCAACAGATGCAATCACTTGGGAATTAAGAACTTCTGGTTTTGGTTTTAATACCATTTATGCACACATTTTTGCAAACAATACTTATGTTTGTGGTGCTGGTGGTGGAATCTTAAATACCTCAACAGATGCAATTGTTTGGACTTTAAGAACTTCTGGTTTTGCTACTGGTATTTACGCACTTACCTTTGGAAATAATACTTATGTTGCTGGTGGTGATAGTGGAAAATTAAATACCTCAACAGATGCAATTCGTTGGACTTTAAGAACTTCTGGTTTTGGTACTGCTCAAATTAATGCTCTCAATTTTGCAAGCAATCTTTATGTTGCTGGTGGTCAATCTAGTCCTGGAAGAATATTTACTTCTACCGATGGAATTGTTTGGTCTTCTAGGACTTCTAATGTTGTTAATTCTATTCAAGCACTCACCTATGCAAACAATACTTATGTTGCTGCTTGTGCTGGTGGAGAATTAACATTAGCATCATCAGTCTCACAATCAGTAGCAGGAAACGGAGGAAATGCAACCAGAGGTGGTGGAGGTGGTGGAGGAGGATATGCAGCAGAACAAAATCGTTTTGGACTTGGTGGTGATGGTGGTAATGGATATGTAAGAATTACTTGGTGGTAAAAGACGCATACATATGTTATAATGAATTCTATATTGACTTTGTTGTATGCCGTTAAATTATACCAATCAATCTTCAAGTACAAGTCTTAAAGGAAAAACAATCGCATTTTGTCTTCCAGGATTGATGTATTCTGGAACCTTTATGACGCAATTCGTAAGACTTCTGTTTGACCTTAATCAACAAGGAATTAATTTTTATATCTCTCAACAATACAGTTCAATGGTGAATCACGCACGAACTGATTGTTTGCAGGCAGATAATTATGCAGGAACGATGCTCACTCCTTTTAGGGGTCAGGTTCCTTATGATTATATTATGTGGATTGATAGTGATATTATTTTCAAAACAGAAGACCTGATAGAACTTCTTAAAATGAATAAGGATATTTCTGCTGGTTGGTATGTTCAATCAAATGGTGGTATGATGTCTAATCAATCCACCGTTGTAGAAAATATGAATCAACAAGAACTTTATGAAAAAGGTTCTAACAAATACGAGACCATTGAAGATATGTCTCGCAGAACAGAACCTTTCAAAGTAGATTATTGTGGTTTTGGATGGATGCTAATTAAGAAAGGTGTCTATGAGAAAATTCCTTATCCTTGGTTTGTTCCGAGAGTGATTCAACTTCAAAAACCAGACGGAACGATTCTTGAAGATGTTTGCTCTGAAGACATCTCAATGTGTGAAGACTTCCGTAAATATGGTTTTGATATTTGGGTTCATCCAAAGGTTCGTGTCGGTCACCAGAAAATGATTACTATTTAAGTATTATGTTAAATTATTCTAATTCGCAACAGCAACAATCTAAACCACACTTTAATGTAGTCATCACAACACCAGGAAACTCAATGTGTGCGGACTATGTAAAGTGTCTGCTCGCAACGATTCATACACTGGAAGCAAATAAAATTTCTTGGATTTATCAGAATGAGTATGCTTCTATTATCACAAACGCAAGAGAAGCAACCATTACTGGGTCAAGAAGTCTAGAAGTCTTTAATTCTGCACCAGGAAAAGGTCAGTACACTTATGATAAAATCTTCTGTATTGATAGTGATATTGTCTGGAATCCAGAGCAGTTTCTAAGACTTTATGCATCAGATAAAGAGGTCATTTCTGCCGTGTACTTTGAAGCACAAGGAAATGATGCAATGATTCATAGAAACAAAAATGATTTCCGTCCAACATCAAGAGAAGAACTTCAACTTCTTCAACAACTTGGAGAACCCATTGAGGTTTATGGAGTTGGTATGGGATTTATGTGTATCAAATCTGGTGTGTTTGAATCACTCAAAAGACCCTGGTTTGGTCTTGGTAAAGTGATTCAAGAAGTCGATGGAGTCATCTATGAACTTCCATTAGGTGAAGACCTCTACTTCTGTGAGAGAGTTGCAGAGCAAGGACATCAAGTTTATCTTGACCCTCAAATCATCGTGGGGCACGTTAAGAGTAATGTTGTTGTATGAAACTTGCAGTCTTTTATCATTTAGCAGCACTGAATCATCTGTGGAAAGACTTTATTGATGAGCAACTAGGACTGATTAAACAAGTTGGTTTAGCAGATGTAGCAAAGACTTATGTTTGTTATGTTGCTCCTGATGAATATTTTGATGAGGTAAGAGACTATCTCAACAAAGAATATTCATTTGCAACTGTTCTATCCTCTAGAAGAACCACTGAAGAAAATCTTTACGAAGGGCAGACACTTAAAGAACTTCAAGAATATTCCAAGAATAATGATGGGTATGTGCTCTACCTTCATTCAAAAGGAGTATTACATTCAATCAATTCATATCAAACAATTCCTACAAGGGATTGGAGACATTATATGAATTACTGGATGGTTGAACAATGGAAGGACTGTGTTAAAAAACTAGAAGATGTAAATGTTGTAGGAACAAATTATAATCAAGAACCTTACCCACACCTTTCTGGAAACTTCTGGTGGGCAACGACAGATTATATTCACACTCTTCCAGATGTTCTCAACCGAAGTTTATACTATGATGAAAGTCTTACAGAGAAACTAGCAGGGCACACATTTTCTTATGAGATGTGGGTGTTGTATAATAAACCAAAGGTAGATTCGATACATTACAGTCATACAAATCATTATCTACAACCTTATCCCAGAGAAAAATATGCAAGATTGGAGAACTCTATGTTAAATTATAGAAACGAAAAGAAAACCGAAAAGACCATTACCGTCTTTTATCATTTTTATGTTCCAGATACCAACAATATGTGGGTCTGGTGGATTGACGAGCAGATGAGTCTGTTGAAAACTGTTGGTCTTGTGGATAAGGCAAAGATCAATATGTGTATGACGATTCCACTTGGTCTTTATAATTCCAAGACAGGGCATTCTTATGATGAAATGGTAATTGGATATATTAAAGACCGTTATCCTTTTGTGAATATTATTGATATTCAACCTGTAGGAGCACAACCAAATCTTTATGAGGGTCAAACTCTTGCAAAGATGTATGAGCACTGTCTACAAGAAGATGGTTATGTCTTCTACTTCCACAACAAAGGTATGAGTTCTTATTCGACTCATATACCTGGTGCAATCAAAGATTGGAGGCACTATATGCAGTACTTCAATGTTGAGAAGTGGGAAGATTGCGTTGCAAAACTTGATGAAGGTTATGATTGTTGTGGAGTTGATTGGGTAGAAAGACACGACATCAAACTTGATTTTGTGGTTCAACACTATGCTGGAAACTTCTGGTGGGCACGAAATGATTACATTCGCAAATTGAAGCATCCGTTGAAGATTGAAGAGTATATGGATGTAGAAGCAATGATGCGAGAACTGCAAAACTATCGTTATTGCTTTGAACTCTGGATGGCAACTGGTATTCCAAAGCAACATTGTTTTCATTATCGTCGTCATCATCAGTATGATAATCAAGGTCTTGAAAGATACTTTACATATTATCCTCCAGAGATGTATCGTGACGATGTTGAAGTAACAGAAACATCATACACAAGAAATCGTCTTGATGTTTTGATGGAAGTTGGAAGTAAGAATCTATTCAACTGGAGAGACCATAGACAGTTTGCTGACTGGATTGTTCGTCGTAAGCAACCAACCACAACGGTAGATTTGGGTGTTGATTATGGTTACTCAACATTCTGTTTTGCAATTCCTGGAATTGGAGATGTTTATGGTATTGATAGTTTTGAAGGAGATATTTGTGCAGGAGAAAGAGATACTTATGAGTATGTGACGGATAAAGTCAAAGAACTTGAACTGACTAATGTTTCAATCATCAAAGGATTCTTTGATGATGTTGCAAAGACTTGGAATAAACCAATTGATATTCTTCACATTGATGGACTGCATACTTATGAAGCAGTCAAAAATGATTTTGAGAAATGGGTGCCATTTTTGAAAGAAGATGGTATAATTTTAATGCACGATACGATGGTTGATGACCCCAAGTTTGGTGTGAGTAGGTTCTTCAAAGAAATCAATCTACCAAAAACAAACTTCGGTCACTGTAATGGATTAGGGGTTGTCTCTAGAGATATAAATCTTATTAGTGAAATCAAAAAGAATTTTGGAGAGTTTATCCGTGAAATTTAATTTAGTAAGAATTGTTCCTGATAATGGGTTTTATGTTCACGCACAAGTGTTTCACGAAATTGAGGCAGCAGTATTCTTTACTCTGCAAAGAATGGGTTATGATGTAACCAATAGTACAAATGACTTTGCACCTGACCGAAGAAACATTGTCTTTGGAATGCACCATTGCCCTGTGGATGTGGTAAGACACGATATTCCAAAAGACACCATCATTTACTCTCTGGAACAGATGAAAGAAGAACCAGAGTGTATGCGTTGGTGCCGTAAGTATCGTGGTCTTGAGGTGTGGGATTATTCAATGAGAAATGCTGATGTTCTTCGTAAAGCAGGTGTAGAAAACATCAAACACTTTAAGATTGGTTATGTTCCAGAGATTTCATACTTTGAAAGAAACCGACCAGAGAACAGAGATATTGATATTCTATTCTATGGGTCTCCATCACCAAGACGAGTTCACATTATGGAGCAGTTTTCAAACAATCCTAAACTGAATTTCGTTCACGTTCAAAGCACCTATGGTGATGAGCGGGATGATTATATCAAGAGAGCAAAGTTGGTGATTAATCTTCATAACAACGACAATAAAATCTTTGAGATGGTAAGAGTATCTCATCTTGTCCAGAATAAAGTACCTGTTCTTGCCGAAAGAAATCCAGATACTGACTTCCCTGATTATATGGAAGATGTAGTGTTCACTTCTACCTACAATCGTTTTGTAGATACTGCATATAGACTTCTTAAAAATCCACAAGAACTTGATGCTCAGGCAGAGAAGGGTCTTGAAATCTTCAAGAAGTCACCAATGGAAAACTTCTTGAAAGAGGTTCTTGAATGAAAGTTATAGATGGATTTTCATTTTTTAATGAGTTTGATATTCTCAAGTTAAGATTAAATTATCTACAAGATGTTGTAGATTATTTCTTAATTAGTGAATGTAACTATACTCATTCTGGTATTCCAAAACCTTATTATTTGGATGATGTTATTCAAGAGTTTGATGAAACTATCAAAAGAAAAATTATTCGTTTAAAGTACGAACCAGATATTAGTGATTATGATTTCTCAAATAAAAAAGAATGTAACTTTGAATCTGGATTTTGGAAATTAGAAAGAGGGCAAAGAAATTATATTCTAGAAGGTCTTAAAGATTTCTCCTCTAATGATTTGTTTATGTTGAGTGATGCGGATGAGATTCCACGCAAGGAATTGATTCAACATCTCAAACAAAATGGTCTTCCCGAGAACAAACTTGCTCTTGCAAGATGTGATAATTTCTATTATAATTTCTTTACTTATGAGAATAATACTTGGGGTGGAACTGTATTTACTGATGTTGAGACTGCATCCAAAACAACCACAGACTTTTTGAGAGGGCATTCTTATGAGTTTCCTTTCTTTGAGAATGCTGGATGGCACTTTACATTCTTTGGTGGAATTGAACAAATTCAAAATAAGTTAAACTCTTACGCACATCAAGAGTTTAATAATGATAATGTTAATAATCAAGAAAGCATTCAAAATGCAGTTCAAAATAAAAAAGATGTTTTAAATCGCACAAACGAAAACAAACAATTTATACACTATAATTTTCTCAACTTTCCAGAAGATTTAAGAAATCTTATAACTCAAATATTTACAGAGGAGTTTTATACAATGCCAACCACAGATGAAATCATTACAAAACCAGAATATCTTCATAACAATATGCCCCCTCTTCTGGAAGCAACTTTAAATCCTGATGGAGTCGGTGGTACGGAACTTATGGGTCGTGCTTGGCAGGATTTGGTTTTGCCTGCTGCTCCAGACCTTGCTGACTGGCATTGGTGTGTTCTTCCAGGTGATAATACTTTGTCCCCAGACAGTTCAAATCTAGTCTGGGTTCATATGCATCATATGGAAGATGGTCTTGAGACCCTATTGGACAAACAATTCTTAAAACATTTTAAGGCATATGTATTCGTGTCTGATTGGCAGTATGAAAGGTTTATGGAAAGATTCCAACTGCCCGCAGAGAAGTGTTATGTACTTAAGAATGCAACACAACCATTTGAACCTCATAAGAAACCAGAAGGAACCAAACTTAACTTGATGTTCCATTCAAACCCCATTCGTGGTCTTGATATTCTTCTGGAAGCACTTAGACTTATTCCAGAAGAAGATATTGAACTTCACGTCTTTCACGAGATTGATCCTGACGAAAGAATCAAACAGTATCATCAAGGTCTACAAACTTATGAGTATTCGCACGTTAATGAGCAAGAACAACAATTCCTTCGTTATTGCTTGAAACTTGCAAATGAGGATAAGAGAGTTGTTCGTCATACTCGCACGAATAATTCTAAAGTGAGAGAGCAACTGATGAATACTCACATCTTTGCCTATCCAACATACTTTATGGAAACCTCCTGTATTTCTATGATTGAAGCATTGTGTGCTGGATGTTCTGTTCTTTCTAGTAATCTTGCTGCACTTCCCGAAACTGGTCTAGGTTTTGCACGACAGTATGGTTTTATTCCTGATCGTCAAAAACATATTGAACGATTTGCAAGAGAACTCAAGAGAACGATTACCGAGTATCGTGAAGGTAAGTTTGATAATACTCTTCAGGTAAAAGTATGCAATCAGTATTACAGTTGGGACACCAGAGTTCAAGATTGGGTTCAATTCTCAAAACAACTTTGGAGGAAAGGTTGATTGTATGATTATCTAATTGTTGGTGCTGGATTATTTGGTGTCACATTTGCAAGACTTGCCACTGATTCTGGCAGGTCTTGTTTAGTGATTGATAAGAGACCTCATATTGGTGGTAATTGCTATACTGAAAATGTAGAAGGAATAAACATTCACAAATATGGTGCTCATATTTTTCACACAAACAACAAAGTAGTCTGGAACTTTATCAATCGTTTTACTGAATTCAACAACTATATCAATTCACCTAAAGCATATTCAAAAGGAAAATTATATTCACTTCCTTTTAATATGAATACTTTTTATGAGATGTGGGGTGTTACAACTCCATCCCAGGCAAAAGAAATTATAGAACAACAAAAGTTTCAAGGAACTCCAACAAATCTTGAAGAGCAAGCATTATCCCTTGTAGGACAGGACATTTATCAAACTCTTATTAAAGGTTATACCGAAAAGCAGTGGGGTAAATCTGCAACAGAATTACCATCTTTTATTATCAAAAGACTTCCATTAAGATTTACTTTTAACAATAATTATTTTAACGATACTTATCAGGGAATACCCATCGGTGGTTACACTTCAATGATACAAAAGATGCTTGATGGTATTGAAGTTCAGTTGAATATCGATTATCTTTCGAATAGAAATCACTTCAATTCACTAGCAAACCAAGTTGTTTATACTGGTTGTATTGATGAGTTCTTTGATTACGAGTTTGGGAAACTTGAGTATCGTTCATTGAGATTTGAGCATCAAATTAAAGATACTGACAATTTTCAAGGCAATGCTGTGATTAATTATTGCGACAGTGAAGTTGCTCACACAAGAATCCTAGAGCACAAGCATTTTGAAAAGACCCAATCATCAAAAACTGTGATTACTTATGAGTATCCACAAGAATATCAAGAAGGAATGATTCCTTATTATCCAATTAACGATAAAAGAAATCAAATGATTTATGAAAACTATAAAAATAAATCATCTTCTTTGACAAACTTTATATTTGGTGGTAGACTTGCTGAGTATAAGTATATGGATATGGACACTGTGATTAAGTCCGCAATGAATAAGTTTGGAGATTGTAAATGAAAAAAAAGTGTGCTGTTTTCACCACAGTTAAAAATGAAAGTATTTTTCTACCAATTTGGTTGAGACACTATCAACAATACTTTGCGAATGAAGACATTTATGTCCTAGACCATTCTTCTACGGATGGTTCTACATCAAATCTTCCAGTGAATGTTCGTCTGGTTTCAAACGAATATGTCAATGACCACGAATGGTTAGTTAAAACCGCACAAGATTTTCAAAGACAACTTCTTCAAGAATATCAGTGCGTTGTATTTGCAGAAAGTGATGAGATTTTATATTCTCTTGAGAAACCTTTGAATGAAACTCTAAATGATTTTGTTCAAGGTGATGATTTGTATGCGACTTGTAGTGGTTATAGTGTGATTCAAGATACTCAAAATGAGTTAGCACTTTCTCCTGGTGATTGTATTTTTGAGAAAAGAAATTTTTGGTACAAGGATGCTGCAGAAGATAAAACCTTAATCAGTAAGGTTCCTCTTGAATGGAATTGGGGATTTCATAGTCTCAAAGGTAGAAACAATAATTATCATCGGGACTTATACATTGCTCATTTACATCGTTTCGATTTTGAAACAATGGTGACAAGGCATCAAGAAAGGACGAGTTTCCAACAAAGAAATGATGGTGGTGGGCATCACTGGAAAACAAATCGTAATGATATTTTTGAAGTCTTTCAAAAAGTTTCTTCACAACCTTTCTTAATTACCGAACAACATAAAGTAGCACTTCAACATCTAACCTATTGATAAATAAATAGAAAAAACATTACGAATTATGGCAACTGAAACGACAACACTCACATTACCTTTGGCACATCTTTACTATTTGACTACAGATAGTAATAATCAAACTGGGTATACTCTTGAGGAAGTTGATGCTCTCATTGCAGAGCACGGAAATGATTATGAGATTGAAGCAACAATTACTCATCCTGTTCCAGATCCTTATACTGTAGAGGGTGACATTGCTGCTCACGAGGCAAGAATTGCTAATAATAATGAGTATCTTTCACAACTTCAAGAAAACCTTGCAACTCTTGAAGAAGAGACTGAACAGTACACTCAAATTCAAGAGCAAATTGAAGCATTGGAGGCAGACATTGTTGCTTGTCAAGAGTACATTGCCAGTCTTCAACCTGCTTGACACCTGACTCAAAATACCTTATAATATTAAAGTCTTCAACTTCCTTGTATCTTTGGGATTGAAGATCCTTTCTGTGGTGGGAAAGGTGAAATGGTGGTATAATTGGAGGAGAGAAATCTCCTCTTTTTTCTTTTATAAATTATTATAAATCTTTAACAATTATGAATTTTACGATTTATTCAAAACAAGATTGTCCATATTGCCATAAAGTCAAAACTGTTCTTGAATTGACAGGGAGCAACTTTGTGGTTTATAATCTCAATGAGCATTTTACCAAAGATGAGTTTTATGCTGAGTTTGGTGAAGGTTCTACTTTTCCTCAAGTAGTATGTGACGACCAAAAATTGGGAGGTTCAGTTGAGACCATCAAATATCTTAAAGAGAATCAAATTGTCTGATAATAACCTAAATAAAAAGGAAGACCACTTTAATCGTGGCATTGAATTAATACTTAGTGGGGGAAAAAGAAAGCAGACCAAACCATTTCATATCATCTTTGAAAAGATGGTTTGCTTTCTCAATCGAGAAACTACCATCTATTTTGAATTTTCCTTTATGTCAAGGAAAAAAGTAGTTTCCCGGAGAAAAAAATGTTAGCAATTAGTCTAGTATTCGGTTCCTTTTTAACCATATTGTTTCTTATAGTGGGACTTATAACAGGTTGGGTTGCCCGCGAATATATGATGACTCATCAAGAAGGTCCAAAGCAAATTGCATATCATCCTGAGTTTTATAATAAGGATGGAGACCTCATTGATGAAGAGATTGTATCCGTCAAATTTGAGCAAGGATACTTTGATGATTATGAAATGGAAGACGCAGAAGACGAGGAATAATAATAAAATAAATATCACTAATAGTATTCAATATCTTGTAAAACTATGACCACGACTACAAAAGCAAAAACGACTACAAAAAAGACTGTAGAAAAACCAAAAGTAGTAGCAGAAGCATCAATTCCCGATCTTCCTGCAAATCCTTTTGTTTTTGAGATTCTGAATATTGTCGTAAAGCAAAGGACTAATGCTAAAAAAATTGAAGCGTTGAAAAAATTTGAGCATCCTTCACTTAAAGCACTATTCATTTGGAATTTTGATGAATCGGTGATTTCAGCACTTCCTCCTGGTGATGTTCCTTACGCCGCTGTAGATGAAATGGATTCATTCAAGGGAACTCTGAGTGAAAAAATTTCTGATGCTGTAGGAAAAATGGGTGAACTTGGATCTAATTCATTGGGATCCCAAGATCAAGGAAGATCTTCAATTCGTAAAGAATATGAGAGGTTCTACAATTTTGTAAAAGGTGGAAATGATGGACTAAGTTCTCTTCGTAGAGAAACTATGTTTATCAATGTTCTTCAAGGACTTCATCCACTTGAAGCAGAGATTCTTATTCTCACTAAAGATAAAAAACTTCAAACAAAGTATAAGATTACAAAGGAAATTGTTGCAGAAGCATATCCTGATATTAGTTGGGGAGGTCGTTCGTGAGTAAACTTGGTGATGTAATTGAAAGAGCACAAAATACAGAAAAACATATGGACTCTTGGACACCTGCAGAAAAAGAAACCTGTAAGTCACGCTACGGATGTGAAATTATGATTCAGGGTGGGTCCTATTCTGAGGTATGCACTAAAGACTGTCCTAATGATGCTCATATTGTAAAATATATGATCGACGATAAAATTTGTTTTGATCTCACAAGAGGAAGTAAAATCAAACTATTTGATATGTATTGGGATAAGTTTCGTGAGAACCTAAAGAGTATTGACTTTGGATATGGGCGAATTAATCCAAAACTCTGGGGTTATAAGGCACCCGAAAAGAAAAAGAGAAAGTGATTTCAAAAATACTGGGAAAAAATCCCGGCAATTTTTTTGACTCCATAGGATTTTATAAAATATAATACGTTTTTGATTGTAAGGAAGGATTGACATCCTCCCTTTTTTTATGTAAAATGAGTTGAGAGAACTATAAAATATGGACAGAGAAAAACTAAAACTAATTGTCCGTAATCTTGAACTCTTGGTTGATTCTCTAAAGGCAGAAATTTATTCTGATATTCAATCATACAAATACGATGACATTAAACCAAGAGAATTAGATTACGACGAAATTTTTGAGGATGATGATGACTAGTAGAGCACGAGAACTTGTTAAATTACTTGAAAGAATGACGAAGCAGGAACATTTATATTCTGCTGAAAAACTTATTGAAATGAAAAAACAACTGCGAGTGGTCAAACAAGAACTCGCAGAACTTGAAGCAAAAACATCAAAAGGATTTGGAAAGAAATGAAACCAATTAAAGCAAAAGACCTTCTTGAATTGGATAAAGAGATGAAAGTTGTGATGCTTAATCAAACACAACTTCCACAAACTCTTGTTTATCAGGGTGGAAAAAATGATTACTCTGAAGAACCTATTCATACAAAGATTCCACCAAATGAAAAGGACTGTGGTAAATGGGTTATTGAGCAATTACTTGCAAATGAACGTGGGCACTGGGGTCCATTGGAGCATCCTGCGATTACTTTGGATTGTGTTGGATTCGTTCATAATGTAATCGTGCAGGCACGTACTCATCGGGTTGGTGTATCATTTGACGTTCAATCTCAACGTTATACTGGTCGTCGTGTTCTAAAAGTTGCTAAGGGTGAACTTAAACCAGAAGAGGTTTATTATGTGCGTCCAGAAGGTCTCTACCTGGACCGTAAAGGGCACAAGTATGAATGGACTAGGGAAGATTACGAAAGGCAGTTAAAGTTCTGTCTGTCGGCATCTGAGAGGTATGCAGAGGGTTATGAGAATCGTGGTATGGCAGAAGAACATCTCCGCGATTATCTTCCTCAAAATATTCGTCAGAACTTTGTAGTTTCATTCTCTCTTCGCGCTGCACTACACTTTCTTGATCTTCGTGCAAAACTGGATGCTCAAGTAGAGATTCAGGCACTTTGTGAGGCAATGGTTCCTATCATTAAAGAATGGGTTCCTGAGATTTTTAGTTATTATGAAGAGAAGCGTCTTCATAAAGCACGGTTGAGTCCATAATCTAAATAACGATACACATTATTAAAACTTATGGCAACATATCCGATTATTAATCAAAACACTGGTGAACAGAAAGAAGTGAGCATGAGTGTCCACGATTGGGATCAGTGGAAAAAAGACAATCCCGATTGGATCCGCGACTGGTCTGACCCTTCAACTTGCCCACAACCAGGGGAAGTTGGTGAGTGGAGGGACAAATTAATTGCAAGAAATCCTGGATGGAATGAGGTTTTAGAGAAAGCAAGCAAAGCCCCAAAATCAACCGTAAAGAAACTCTAATATGGCAAGAAGAAAAAGAACGACGAATGACCAACCAATCGGTGTTGGTCTTACAACCCGTCAGATGAAAAGAAAGAAGGCGCTCGGAAGTGAATATCTATTAGATATTGACCCACTTACAGACAATCAAAGAAAACTTTTTGATGCATATGCCAAAGGAAAACACCTTGTTGCCTATGGATGTGCAGGAACTGGTAAGACTTTCATTACTCTTTATAATGCTCTTCGTGAAGTTCTAGATGAAAGAACTCCCTATGAGAAAATCTATCTGGTTCGTTCTTTAGTTGCAACCAGAGAGATTGGTTTTCTTCCTGGTTCCTATGAGGATAAGTCGGACATCTACCAGATTCCTTATAAGAATATGGTGAAGTATATGTTCCAGATGCCTTCTGATGCTGAGTTTGAGATGCTCTATGGTAATCTTAAGTCTCAGGAGACCATTAAGTTCTGGAGTACCTCATTCTTAAGAGGAACCACTCTTGATAATTCAATTATTATCGTAGATGAGTTCCAAAACTGTACGAGTCACGAATTAGATTCTATTATTACTCGTGTTGGTGAGAACTCTAAAATTATGTTTTGTGGTGATGCTACTCAGTCAGACCTACAGAAGACTAATGACCGTAATGGAATTGTTGATTTTATGAGCATCTTGCGTAAAATGCCATCTATTGATATAATAGAGTTTGGTGTTGATGATATTGTTCGTTCTGGACTTGTCAAGGAATATATTATTGCAAAACTAGAAGCAGGTTTTTAATGTCGAATCCGTTAATTGAAAAATATTATGAGTTGCATCCTGAAGTTACTAAGCAAGGAAGATTTACACATATAGATGTAAATCTTCCAAAACTTGAAAGGGAAACTATCGATGGTATTCGTTATTATAAAGTTCCTGATGATGAAGAACTGCTTAAACTTGTTTCTATTACTTCTGTAACCAGTCATAAAAATCGCCAGATATTTATTAACTGGCGAAAAAAGATTGGGGAAGAAAAGGCAGACAAGATTACACGCCAATCAACAAGTCGTGGCACTGACATGCATACGCTAGTTGAACATCATCTTAAGAATGAGAATCTTCCAGAAGTTCAACCACTTTCTGAGTTCTTATTCAAGATTTCTAAGTCAACTCTCAATCGTATAAATAATATTCACGCCCTTGAGGGGTCTCTATATAGT